GTATCTAATAATGGAATCCGATTCACCGGTTGTAGTGGATTCATTTTGGCTCGACACGAACGGATTCCTATACGAGGGCGAAGCGTATAGCTGGTCAGAAATACTCGACATCCACGCAGATAAACACGCACTATACCGTCTGGTTTCTCTTGCCGCTCATGATGCTCAGATACGAGCGGGAGCACTCGGCTTGGCCGGTGACAACGGGGTTGAAAACGGTAGAGAGCTATTGAATGAATCGTTAGCTGAAGCGGTCAAGGAATATCTGCTGTATGGTGCCCATCCTCTTTCGACCGAGGAGGATTCGGACGACATATGGGATGATTCTGACCTTTCCAAGCTGAGGCTTACCAACGGGGACACAATCGACTGTTCGGAGCTTGCCGATGAAGTGCTGGACGCGTTGAAACGCTATCTGGATGGCCGCCCGGTCTTGCAGTCAATTCCGACCTCGGGGGTGGAGGGATGATCGGTGATATTGAGAACGAGCCGATCAGGGATCACGGTTCCACGGGTATTGGCGCTAAGCCTACGAGTCGGGGCAACTGCATTGTGCTGAAGGTGACGGTGAGCCGTCCGACCGGGCCTGTTGCCGTGGAGACTCGTGCGTACCGACTCACGCTCACGGAGGCGGAGCATGCAGCCCGTCAGCTTGTCGCCGCGCTACGTGCGGCCGCCAAGCACCGAGAGCGGAACGAGGAGGAGGAGTAATGGGTTGGTACTTACAGATCGGCAATTTTGAGACGACGTTCGGTGGGCCTAAATGCGGAAAGTGTGGTGGCAAACTGCTGCCGATTCATTACATCTCTCTGCGCCATTGGCGTTGCCCCAATTGTGGGAAAACCTACTAAGGAGGTGGAGCAATGAGTATCGCAACAGATGAAGCAGCCCAGAAATATCCTGCACCCACAGATGCTGGTGATCCAATGTACAAGTATGTGGAAGCTATAGCAGGTTACCCATCTGCAAAACGGCAAGGTTATATTGCCGGTCGTACCGCTGAGCCCACAGAAGCGGAGATCGAGGCATCGGCATTTGGGATATATCGCGTGATTGCAAACAATGGGTTCCCCACGCCAGATAATGCATTACATCAAATATGGGATGCGACACCGGATAATCAACGTGATATGTACCGTGGGTACGCGAAAGCCGCCCTTGCTGCCGCTCGTAAGGCGGTGAGCGTCGATGAGTGATTCGTGGTTCTGTCCTCGTTGCCTGGGGCATGGTCATGTGGGCTTCGGCTTGTGGCCGGGTTCGGGGCCTGTGAAATGGCAATGTGTCGAATGTGGCTATGTGACGGATAACCCCGAGCGGGGTGAGCGTCGATGAGTAGCGCAAAGACCATAATCCACCGGGTGCCAAGAAAACGTAAATACATATATAGGGTGTGCTCCACTCATAACGGTTTAGGTCGCAGGGATTACATCTACGACCATTTGCTTACGGCGCTAGTTAGGTATTTGGCATTAGCGGTGGTTGACCCGTTCCGCCACGACTATATCGAGCTTGTGCGAGAGCACAGATTGGGGTGATGACCGTGAGTGAGCATGCTATTCAGCGATGTTCCCTGCCGAAGCTGACTCGTTGGGCCAGTGGTGATGTTGCGAGATGCCCTGATTGCGGTCAGTGGTGGGTCAGCCGGAGCCACCTGGGCGAGTCGGTCGAAGAGACCTATGGGTATTGGCATCATGTCGGCTGGCTTCGGCTCCATACGCGGTACAGGGCGCAATACAAGCATTGGAAAGGGGGTGGTGAGGATGCGGATCCGAACGATTAAGCCGCAGCTGTTTACAGACGCTGACCTGTCTTCGATGGGACTGTTTACTCGATATCTTTTCGTTGGTTTGTTCAGCTACTGCGATGACAATGGTGTGGGGTTGGACGATGAGGCGCTGATCTGTACGCAGTTGTTCCCCCATGATTTCTATGAGCATCCGAACGAGGTGCGTCAGCAGGTTCACAACGCGCTTCTGCAACTCTCCGGAAAATTACCGGAAGACTCCGGAAAATTACGGAAGGTGTTCCTGAAGCGTTATTGGGACGGAAAACACCATGTTTTTTACCTTGTCAACTGGGATAAACACCAGAAGATCAGCCACCCTGCAAAGAGCGAGTTTCTTCGACCTGACGAAGTGCCAGAAAACGTTGAAATTCCAATGGATGGGGGATTGTTTCCGAATGACTCCGGAAAATTACCGGAAGACTCCGGAAAATTACCGTCTGGAATAAGGAATAAGGAAGGGAATAAGGAAGGTATTACTTCTTCGTCGGAAATCGCTGACGCGAAATCCGATGAGGAGAATCCCGATGCCATCGCTCTGTGCGATCATCTACGTCAACGCATCATCGATAACGGTTCGAAACCTCCGAAGGTAACCAAACGGTGGCTGACCGAGGCTCGGCTCCTCATCGAGACGGATCATCGTCCATTGAGGCAAGCTCATGCGCTCATCGACTGGTGCCAACAAGATTCCTTCTGGAGCCCCAACATCCAAAGCATGCCCAAGTTCCGCGAGAAGTACGACACGTTGCGGTTGAAGGCCGAACAGCGAGGTGGGCAGAATCCGGCGGAGAAGAAGTTTGACCGCAATCTGGACGTGGTTAAACAGATCTACCGGCGCGATCACCCGGATGCCCAGCAGTTGCAGCTGTGAGGTGCACGATGATGGACCCAACCCAGACTGGAATGTTGTTGCAGAAGGCATCCGACTTCGATGGGCGCAACCTCACGCAGACGATGGTCGACTCATGGTGCGAGGCATTAAGGGACTATGTGACCGTGGAGGACGCGAAACAGGCCGTCGTGGAATTCTACGGCGACCCGAAATGGGCGGAATCCAACCGCCGCCCCTGGATCATGCCAGCCGACATCAATGCCAGGGTAAAGCGAATCCGTGAAACCAGGAGCATTGACGAGAGCCAGATGCAGCAGCTTCTTGAACCCTTCAACCTCAATGCGGATGAATCATGGCTTGCCCGACGCAAACTACTGGCCAACCTTCGTGACGGACTATCCGAAGAAAAGGCGGTGCTCAAAGCCGTGGAACAATCACGCGGATACCAAATCGAGCAAGCTCCATCCAAACCCCGCAAACCCCGGCAATACCACTTCGCAGGCCGACTGGACCGCATGAATTTGAACGACGTGATAGGAGAAACAACATGAAAGAGATCACCGAATCGGACATCACCGACAAGATCGTCGGCAGGATGATCACCATCAGGTTCGCAGATGGCGGCGAATACACCGACGTGCTCACCGAATACACCCATTTCAGTAGTGATGGCTGGTCGCGGATATTCGGCGAGCATCAGAACCGCAGCTACTGCAGCCTGACCTTGAGCCACGACTGCAAGGTCTACATCGACGGCGATACGCGGTTGTTCCTGCACTGCCCGTCGGACGAGGGGCTTGGTGGTGAGTCGGATGACTGAACGCTATATCAGCCCCCAGAGCGGCCCGGTAGACGTCAAGACCAATAAGGTTAGCCATTACCATTCCCAAGAGCACACAGAGCCCGCTGGACGGCAAAACGAGGCACCTCTGTGCGACTTGGAAGACCTGAAAACCAACTTCGTCGATATGTACGTCCACCGACAGTTACCGAACTACGCTCCCATCATGCGGCTGGTAGCCGAAGCGGAACGAAAATTCGACCAACGCCTACGGAAAGTGAAAGCCAGTGCATGGGATGAAGGATACGTTTCCGGCTTCGAGGAGGATAAACGATTTGGCGCAACATCCAACCCTTACGAAAGCGAGGAAGCATGAGTCGTGAGAAACAGTACGAGCACGCGATCCAACTCATCCGCGAAGGAGCCGACGACGAACAACTCCGCCGCGAATTCGGATTTAACCAGAACGTCATCAACGGGTTGAGGCAATCACTCGCAGACAAGGGGCCAACATGGTGAACGTCATCGTCGGGTGCCAAATATGCGGCGCGAAAACCGCGGGAGGCAGGATATGCGGCAACTGCACGACCGGGTTGGCGCACACCCTGCGTCACCTGGCCGCGCGCCTGCCCGACCTGCGTATCGTCGCCGCGAAGAAAGCCACCGTCATGGCACGCGAACAAGGCCACGGCAGTCGCACCGTCGCCCCGATCCCCTTGAACGCGGGAGCATGGCAACTACAGCAAAGCATCGAAAAATACGCCGTCACCCTCGCCGGAGTGCTCACACTCCCATACCGGAAACTCCCCGCCGAAAGCCTCCTCAAAGGCGCAGCATCACGCACACCAGCACTCATGCAACGACGTGACGCAGCCAGCATCCACACGTTGGCCACGATCGCCAGCAGACGCCTCGACAGACAACTCGAACCACCCCAAAGCCGCATCCTCATCGGACAATGCCCCTACTGCGGCGACGACGTATGGAGCAGCGAAGACGATCTAGCCGCAGGATGGCAGCCATGCAACTGCGGACAAACCATCAACATCCCATCCGTCCAAGAACAGAGGATATTCAAACTCGCCATATCCGACGCTCAAGGCACCGCAGCAGCACTCAGCAAACTACTCAAAAGCTGCGGAATCACAGTACGTAGGCAGACCATCAGCGAGTGGAAACGACGCGGCATCATCAACAGCGTCAGCACTCAAGACGGCAAACCGGTATTCCTGCTCTGGGACGTGTGGGCGGCGGTCACCCGCTAACTGTGGACGTTATTTGCATTCACAAACTGTGGACGTACAGTTACCTAAGATTGATTATTTTCATATGCGGGGCTCGGCTAGTGCCGGGCCCTTCGCGTTACGGGTGATTCGCATAGAGGCAATTGCAGCGGACTGTAACTCCGCTCCCACAGGGTTCGATGGTTCGAGTCCATCATCACCCACCAGCCGTCAAATAGTGGCGGCAACAATCCATATCGGTCGCACGGTGCGATGACGGTCTCCAAAACCGTCAGACTTGGTTCGACTCCAAGCCGATATGCCAAATCTGGTGGCCTTTACACCTTTCACCACCAGGCACCACACTTGCTCTGCCATGCCACATCCCAGCACGCCACACGGTGGCAGACATGAGCAGAGCACATTCAACCTAGGAGCTGACATATGAGCTTGTTGGACGAGGCGGTCCGTGTGCAGGACAGTAACAATCTGCAGCGTTACAGATTCAAGCTCGACCGGTGGATAGACAGCCAGGACAAGCTCGAACGCGAAGACGTGGAAAGCCTCGCATCTAATCTCACCATCTCGTCGCGCACGGTGCTCAAGGTACTCGCCAACCACGGCTACGACGGTACCGAATCCTCGATCAGCTCATGGAGGCGAGCGCATGTCACTCGCTAGCGAAGCGGAACAATTGGAAAGCATGGCGGCATTGCCGTCACAGTATCAGCCACATGCCGAGATAGACGGCGACGATGGCACGGCGGCAACCGGTCTGGTAGACGGAACGCTCATCGGCAGCGATAACGACCTGCTCAAACTCGCGAACCTGGATCCCGCCGAATGGGTAGTGACCAACGCCAAGAAGCAGATATGGACGAAGGAGACGGCGCACGGCGTACGCCGCAGCATCTTCTTCGGATTTACCCGACGCACACCAGAACGAGAACACATAGCGCACATACTCGCTTCGAAGATACAACCCTTAAAGCCTGCGCTCGGACAGCAGTCCGCCGACGGCGAGCCGCTCGTCATATGCTTCGCTGACCTGCAGACCGGCAAGGCGGACGAGAAGCACGGTGGCACTCCGGAACTCATCGACAGATTCCACAACGTGCTCGGACAGCTCGTGGACATCGCGGCAGCGGAGAACCCGCGCACGATAGCCATCTGCGATCTTGGCGACATCTGCGAAGGATGGAGCAACCACACTTCCATCTCCCAGGCATCATCGAACGACATCACCCAGTCCGAACAGCTTCGCGTCGCACGACGGCTCATCACCGAAGCCACCGTCAGCCTCGCACCATACGCAGGACATATGATCGTCAGCGGCGTAGACAGCAACCATGCAGCAGAACGCATGCAGAACGGCATGCAGAACCGACACGGCGACTGGGGGCTGGAAAACCTGCGCGGCATACGAGATGCGTTCGAACTGTTGGAAACCGACCTCGAACCAGAGTTCATCATCCCCGAACCATTGGAGTCCGGCGCATTCATCGACATCGAAGGACTGCACATCGCACTCACCCATGGGCATGACGCGAAGCGCATCGAGAACATGGGCCAATGGCTCGCCAACCAGGCAGCATTGCCAGGCAGCAGATACGCCACCTCGAACGTACTCATCCACGGACACTACCATCACTTCGCAGCATCCGAATCACGGCACCGACTCATACTCGGATGCCCAGCACTCGAATCCGGAAGCAACTGGGTGACCCGCATGAACGGTGAAGAATCCAACCCCGGAGTCCTCACCTTCCGAGTCAAAGACCGTAAGCTACATGGGCTACGGATCATCGAACCATAAGACCAAACAACGGGACAAAGATACCATCACAGCACATACTTGCCCTGCCTCGCCATAATCCAAGCGCAGACGAGAGCAGGGCAACACATACGCAGGGAGACTAGCGCATGGCAACTAAGAAGCGCGTCAGTACGCGAGCGTTCCAGAAGCAACGTGATCAGTTCTTCGAACAAGGACAACGAGAGAACGCACCATGCTGGCTATGCGGACAACCCATCGACTACACACTCAAACCAGGAAGCGCCGACGACTCACACGAACTCGATCACTACGTTCCAGTCAGCGTAGACCCAACACTGCAATACGATCCGGCAAACTTCAGACACGCCCACAAGATATGCAACGTGCTACGAAGCAACAAGCCACCCAAGCTCAGTCTCGGAATACACAGCAGACAATGGTATTAAGGATTGCGATAATGAACAGACAGCTTTTCCTTGCTATCAATGGTGACACGACAGCCACACTCACCATTGATGACACGGACAAACCAAACAAGGTTGTCGACATCCACTTGCAAGGCCGAGATATAACAGGCACCGACCTGCGGAGCATACGAATACACGAACTTCTGCAACAAGCAATGCCGGAGATGAAAGTAACAAAACCCGAAGGCCGAGCGAAACTCACTGAAGACTTCCTGAGAGAAGTAGCAGACATATACAACACCGCAATAGACAACGGTCTTAAACCTGTCGTTGAAGTATCAAAAGCTTATGCGATAAGTACAAGAACAGCATCGTATTGGATCAAACACTGCAAGAAAAAGAATCTTGTGAAAAAAATTCTACCCTCACAAGGGGGATAGGGGGCGTTCGGATCGCTGGAGACTTGTTGGCTGGCTTACTTCCCGCGTGCGAGTGTTCCCCTCTCCCCGATGTTTTTGATAGGGGTCGCGCGCGAGAGGTGGAATAAGGTTAAACATGGCGGTAAAATTTGAGTTTTTAAGTGTTTCGGATGCTCTGGAACGTTCATTGCGTAACGCTTCTGGTCTTTCTGCGAAGAATTCGGCGCTTGTTGCAGCTTCGAGAGTCCTCGCAAAGAGAATTGATCTGATTGCTGATGATGGTTTCATTGACCAGAATGGGAAATTAGATAATGTGACGGTTCCTACGTTCCTGAAATACTTACAGTCGCTTGGTTTGACGGTAGACGCAGCACAGAAAGCGCCTTCGAAGATAAAAACCAGCACTCAAACTGACATGCTCTCAGCATTTCGTGAGAAACACAGTAAAACAGGATAATTACATCTGTTGGACCCACTGTATTGCATATATACCCAGCATGAGAACAAAAACAGACGCAATAATTCCAGCAATTGCAATCCCCATGCCTCTTCGGACTCCTGTCGCCCGACATGATACTGCTCCAACGATTGACAATATAAGGGCGACGAATGCTGTAATACTGCCTAAACCTGCGAATATTCCTGCTCCTCGTATTGCGACCGCAATCATGATTAAAAGGAATGCAACAATACTGAGAATGAGACCTGTAGTTGCACTCACAGATCTTGGCTTCTGTTGAGTTGGCTCTGAGATTGGAACTGGAATTGGTTCTTGTTGTGGTTGCATATTGATTCTCTCTTCGCTCAAGGAGGCGGTTCTATGGTCTCTCAACGATTTGGGACTGTAGAACCGCGTATCTGGACTCGTCCTTTACGAAAGCTTACGCCTGAAACAAGCCTTGGTTTTGAAGTTATCGATTTTGCCCGTGCAATCTTAGGCATTGAGCTGCGCCCTTGGCAGCAATGGCTGTTGAAGCATGCACTGGAACTGATGCCTGATGGTTCGTACCGGTTTCGCCGTGTTATTGTTCTCGTTGCACGTCAGAACGGTAAGACCATGCTGGCGAGCGTCCTTGCTTGCTGGTGGCTCCTGGTTGATTCTTTGCGTCATCCTGAGCGCGTGCCGCCAGTGAAGTTCAAGATTGTCGGCACTGCCCAGAACCTTGACATTGCCCGCGAGCCTTGGGCGCAGGTGAAGATGTGGTGTGATCCCGAACCGGATACAGAGGAGGCCGAAGATCTGGCCGTACCTGCACTGCAGACGAATACGGCGAAGGTTTCTGATACGAATGGTAAGGAGTATATCCAGTCGAAGAAGCTGGCTCAGTATGAGATTCGCGCGGCCAAGAATGCCCGTGGAAAGCCTGCCGCCCGAGTGCTGATGGATGAGCTTCGTGAGCAGCAGACCTGGGTTGCATGGAATGCGACCTCACAGACGACGAAGAGCTTCTGGAGCGGGCAATTGTGGGGTATATCAAATGCTGGTGACGGTACAAGCGTGGTATTGAAAGCTCAGCGAGATGCCGGTCTCGCACAGATTGCCGAGTGGAACAAGTACGTCGAGAAAGGCATTCAGGATTCCCAGGAATACGCGAATTCACATGATGTCAGCATTGGACTCTTCGAATGGTCTGCGCCTGACGGGTGCGCGTTGGATGATCCCGATGCGTTGTGTCAGGCAAATCCGAGCATTGGCTTCGGTGGCATGACCGTGCAGTCTCTGGCTTCCGACGCGGCTGGTATGACAGAGGCTGGTTTCCGTACTGAGGTGCTGTGCCAGTGGGTTACCGCCGATGTGGACACGTACCTCGATCCTGAGAAGTGGAAGCGTGGCGGTGATGCGGGTTCCTCGATCGAGGATGGTGGACGGATCGTGCTCGGTATTGACACTACTGCGGATGGTTCGGTGACGTGGGTCGCCGCTGCGGGCTTGCGTGCCGATGGGCTACCGCATGTGGAGGTGGTGACCCGCAGGGATGGGATGATGTGGGTTCCCAAACTGCTTAAACGCATCCGTGACACCACGGGTGCCAATGAGGTTGCCATACAGGGCAGGGGATGTCGCGCCGTTGATCTCATCGACCCCTTGGCCGAGCTTGGTTTCCAGGTCGATTCGATCGATGGCCCCCGTCTGGGTGCGAGCACGGGCCAGTTCCGTGACCGTGTGCGTGAGGAGAAGCTGAGGCATCTGCCGCAGCCAGCCATCGATGAGGCCGTCTCCGCTGGTGTGGCACGCAAACTCGGTGACGTCGAGGTCTGGGATCGCAACAATTCCATGATGGATATCTCGGGTTTGATTGCTGAAACATATGCATTGTACGGCCTCGAGATGTTCGAGGCTTCGAATGGCTCCGTGACCGCTTCAGCTTACGCGGAGCATGGGCTGATGGTTCTCTAGGAAAGGGGGATCGTGTGAGTGTTTGGTCCACTATTTCGGGCTGGTTCAATCGCCCCCTGGTCAATGTCACGTTCACTCAGGATGATATAGCGCAGGTATTAGGACAATCACCGGCACAGTTGTATGCCACGCAACCTCACCTGAGAACGGTGATCTCCTTCATGGGCGACAATGTCGCGCAGGTCGGTCTGCAATTGTTCAACCGTGAATCGGATACGAACAGAGTCAGAGTCACCGATGATCCGTTGACGGACCTTCTAAGCATGCCGAATCCAGATATGACTCAGTTTGAGTTAATTCGCTCTCTCGTTTGTGATATTGCCCTCTACGATGTGGCGTACTGGATTGTGGTGCCGGCTGATTCCCCGTCAGGTTGGATGATCCGACCAATTCCACCGTCGTGGGTGACGATGAAGAAGCAGGGCGACGTGTTCTCTCCACAGGTGTTCACTGTTGACCCTCAGCAAGGGCATCCGGTGGACATTGATGCCGAGGACATGATCGTGTTTCACGGGTGGAGTCCATCCGACCCTGCCAACGGCGTATCACCTATCCGTGCGTTGAAGGATGTGATGGCCGAACAGATCCAGGCATGGTCGTATCGCACCCAGATGTGGAAGCGTGGCGGACGTATCGGCATGTACTTGTCGCGTCCGAAGGACGCACCCAATTGGGATGACAAAGCCCGTGAACGGTTCCAGAGGGACTGGAAGGAATATCAGGATGCCGGAGGTAAAGCCGGTTCGAGCCCACTCCTAGAGGACGGTATGACCATGAACAGGGTCGGGTTCTCCGCAAGGGAGGATGAGTTCCTCGAAGTGACGAAACTGTCATTGCAGACGGTGGCCCAGGTGTACCACGTGAACCCTGTGATGGTAGGGGTACTGGATAACGCGAATTTCAGCAACACCAGGGAGTTCCGCAAGATGCTGTACTCGGAGACCTTGGGGCCATTGATGCAAATGGTTCAGGACAGGCTCAATGCCTTCCTGGTGCCGAAGGTCAGCAAGGCCAGCAGCCCTTATTTGGAATTCAATATCCAGTCGAAACTCGCGGGCGACTTTGAGGAACAGGCTAGCGTGCTGTCTACCAGTATCGGCGCACCATGGATGACCGTGAACGAAGGCAGGGCCCGGCAGAACCTTTCCGAACTCGAGGGCGGAGACAAGCTCATCGTCCCACTTAACGTGACCAAGGGTGGCCAATCCAGCCCGCAGGACGGCGGCGACCCTTTGCCGGAAGCGCTTGATGATGTGGTGAAACGTTGGTACGCGCGCATGAAACGTTCCAATAGTTCCCGTAAGGCAGCTGGCGAAAGTATCGATTGGAAACGTTGGGAACGTGAGCTACAAGCCGACCTCGTGTCTTCCGGTATTGACCAGTTTAATGCGGGCATATTCGCGAATCAGGCGAATGCAGCGGCGATGAAATATTTTGACAGTAAGGAAGCCTAGCCATGAAGCTCAAGGATATGCCGGTATCGTTCCGGACCGACGGTGACGATCTGGAGGAAGGCCAATTTTTGGTCTATCCGTCAACATTCACGCGGACACCTGACTCATACGGCGACGTGGTTGCTAAGAATGCGTTCGATGACACCATCCAGCAGTGGAAGCAGTCGGGGAATGTAATGCCGATCATGTACGGGCATCGCATGGATGATCCTGATTACAATCTTGGTGGCGCAATCGACATGGGAACCGATGACCATGGTTGGTGGGTCAAGGGCCAGTTCGATATGGATTCACCCAAAGCGGCCCAAGTGTACCGGCTGGTGAAAGGAAAGCGACTTTCCCAACTATCTTTCGCATTCGATGTTCTGGACGAGGCCACGACCGAGCTTGACAACGGCACCACAGCCAACGAGCTGAGAAAGCTCAAGGTCTACGAGGCATCGTTCGTACCAGTCGGAGCGAATCAGGACACGTCGATCGTTGCCGTCAAGTCGGCTGCTGAAATGCTCACCGCTGAGGTCAAAGCTGGGCGCGTCATCTCCGCGAAGAACGAAGGCACGCTGCGGAAATCAGTGGCGCAGATCAACGCTGCCGCCGAGAGCCTGAACAATGTCCTGTCCCAACTGGATGGGGAGAAAACCAATCTTGATGTGGAAGAAGCCAGCGGTAACGCCGAAGCCAAGACCGAGGAGCCTGAACAGGCCAAGGTCGAGGAGCGGAAAGCCAACCCGTCCGTGGAGGCCATGTCGCAGTTAATACACATCTATGAGCAGACAGCTCAGGAAGGAGATTCACTGTGAATCTCAAGGAGAAACGCGCTGCGGCACTCGCCAAGGCGCAGAAGTTCAACGAGTGTATCGCCAACGGAGAGGAACTCGGCGAAGATGATGTCACCGCATTGAAGGGCATCCTCACCGAAGTAAAGGATCTGGACGCACAGCTGGCGAAGGCAGCGGAGAAGAAGACCCTGCTTGACCAGCTTGGTTCTCTTGACAAAAAGGAATCCAAGATCGACAACGATGCCAAGTCCGATGTGATTGATGCCAAGACTCCAGGCGAGTTCTTCATCAAGAGCTTGAAGAATGCAGGCCTGACCGTTCTGGACACGAAGACGCGAGGGTTCCAGACCACCGAGTTCAAGGCCGCAACCGATGCTCAGCACGTCGGACAGTCAGATGGTGCTTTCGGCCCACTGGTTACCGATATTGACACGAACTTCGTCATGCCATACCAGCGTCCGCTCCTATTCGCAGACATACTCGGTTCAGGCACGGTGTCTGGCAACAGCATCAAATACCCGGTGTTCGGTGCTCTCGAAGGGTCCACGGCGTTTGTAGCCGAAGGTGGAGCAAAGCCACAGATTCACCTTGCGGACCCGACTTGGGTCACTGACTCGCTGGCAGAGGTCGCGGGATTCTTCAAGATCACCGATGACATGGCAGAGGACGCCGACTACGTGGTATCCGAAATCAACTCGACCGCACTCTACGATCTGCAACTGCGCGAAGAACTCGCTTTGCTTTCTGGTGACGGTACCAGCAACTCCATCAGGGGCGTACTCAACCGCGATGGCATCCAGACGATCGTCAACGCCACGGGGGAGAAGGACAGCGACCCAGATCTGATCTTCCGAGCCATCACCGCAGTGCAGGAAGTGACCGGTTTCGCTGCTGATGGCATCGTCATCAACCCAGCTGACTACCAGAGCATCCGCCTGTCGAAAGATGCTAACGGGCAGTACTTCGGCGGTGGTTTCTTCGCGGGACAGTACGGCAATGGCGGCATCATGCAGAATCCCTCGCTGTGGGGGCTGCGCACCGTGGTCTCTGCCAGCGTTGCGAAGGGCACCGCCGTCGTCGGCGCATTCTCCAGAGCGGCGAAGGTGTTCCGTAAGGGTGGAGTCCGTATAGAGTCTACAAACTCTCATGGGGATGACTTCACCAACGACCAGATCACCGTGCGTCTGCGCGAACGTCTCGGTCTGCAGGTCAAATACCCTGCAGCTATCGCCAAGGTGACCCTTGGCGCTGCGGCATGAGGTGATCGATGATGATGAAATCCTATGAACTCAATGGGCGAACCTTTCTGTTCGGGGAAGGTCGACAGCCGAAAGGCGCGGTTGAGGTCCCGAAACGCGTACCGGAGAACAAGGACGCATCCAAAACGGTGAAGCGCAAGACCTCCACCGTCAATCAGGGGAAGTGAGGTGACGGGGCGATGGCTGAAATGATTCCTGACTTGGTATCCAACGATATGGTGGTGGATTCATCGACATGGATCAAGGCCGCACAGCAATCCGTGAGGTCATACTGCGGCTGGCACGTCGCCCCGAACATCGAACAGACCCTGAGATTGGATTCCTACGGCGCTCGCACACTGCTCCTGCCATCCATGCACGTCACCGACATCTCAAGCCTCATAATCAATGGTGTTGAAATGAAAGATGACATTGACTGGAGCACGGCAGGAACGGTGAAACTCCGGAAAGGCTGTTTCCCTGACAGTCCAGGTGCCGTCACGGTCACATTGAAACACGGGTTTGACGCAGCTGAAGTCGCCGACGTGACATCGTTGATGCTGAAGCTCGCCCAACGCGGTTCCACAGGGCCAGGAGTCATCGGATCGCAGTCCACGAACGGTTCAAGTGTCACGTTCATTACTGCGGGTGGAGCGCCTTTAAGCATCCCGTTATTACAGATCGAAAAGGATGCTCTGCAGCCGTACAAGCTGACCTGGGGCGTGTCATGAGCACCGCAGCGGAATATGTTGAGCAGAACTCGATGTTCGCCCTACGGTACACGGAACAGTTCACACGCCAACGCAGGAAACAGGTAGTTGACCCATACGATCCAGACAGCAGCACGCTTGGCGATTGGACTGACACGGACGATATGCAGGTGAACGGTGCCCTGGCATCACTCACCAGCGTCGAACAGGACGATGCCATGCGCAGCGAAGTGCTCAGCACGGCTCAATTCATTTCAGACAATCCCGATCTTGATGTCAGACGTGGCGACCGACTACTGGCCTCTGATGGGCGCAAATGGAACGTGGTCGGCTACCCGACTCGTGACATGAACGCCTTCACCGGCTGGCAGCCGACAATCGTATGCAACCTTGAGGAGGTGATCGGCTGATGCCCGCATCAGGACAGACACAAGTGGAATTCAACGACTCGTTCTTCGAATCGATCCTGCGCAGCTCCGGCGTCAAAAGCCTGTGCTCGCAGAAAGCCGAAAAGGTGCTGCAAGCCGCGAAAGCCAGTGCACCGGTAGGCGATCCAGATAACCCCGTCTACACTCGCCCTGAACGACATCCGGGACAGTACCGAGATGGATTGCAGATCGAAACCGTCTCCCATGCGCACCGTGACACGGTTCTCGTGGTAGGAACGGACGCGAAGACCATGCTCGTGGAATCCAAGACCGGCAATCTGGCGAGAGCATTGAGGGCGGCAAGATGACACTCTACCTGCCACCAGACATGGAGCTCTTTCTCACCGGATGGCTGCGCTCGCAGATTCCTGACGTGCGTTTCGTCAACAAGGAGCCGGAAGATCTTTCGACTCCACTAGCCAACCCTGTGGTTGTGATACGTGACGATTCGGGAACCAAGACATCGTATGCGACGTTCGACCGCTCCATTGGTGTGAGCGTGTTCGCTGGTTCGAAGACCAACGACAAGCCCGCCAATGATCTTGCGAGACTTGTATTTGCATATCTGACGAGCGACGATATCGTATCCGCGCCTGATTCTCCCGTTGCTTCCATCATTGAGGGTGGCTGCAATGGTCCGTATCCGGTGCGGGACGATCAGGACTATGCGCGCCGCTACCTGACGGTCGAGTACTCGACCGTCGGCACCATCCAATAACACCTTCAACCAGCATTCTTTCGAATCCACTCCACCCGGGGTGGCTTTTCTCATATCTAAGGAGAGACAAACATGACAGCAGATGCCAAAGGCAACGACCTTCAGTCGGTCGACGTACCCATCACCGGACAGCTCGCCATCGCACCTTACGACGCGGCGAACCTGCTCACCTCCGAGCAGGGAGGCGGCGCGACGGTCACGTGGCCGACCACCAATCCTTACGTGTGGCTTGGCCTGATCAAACAGGATGGCGGCGCGACCGAAAGCCAGGACCAGGACGATGCGATCGAGTTCTTCCAGAAGGGCTACTACCTGAACCAGGATCCCACCATGACGATCCAATGGGGTTTGGCGGAGTTCAACGCCGCGGTGCGCAAGCTCATCACCGGCCAGACCGCGGACGCGAACGGCATGATCGCAGTCGACACGTACACGCCGGACACCAGGTGGGTCCTGTTCTACGAGGAGGTCTACAAGAACGGGAAGATCCGTCGTCTCAACGGTGTCATCCAGGTGACCACCACGGAGGTCGACCAGTCGGAGCGCGGCAGTGTAAAGGGCCGGACCGTTACCATGACCTGGCAGCCAGACGAGATCGTGGGCAATGGTTCCACCACCAAGTTCAACGAATGGCAGTACGACCCAAAAGCGTGAAGTCGGTAGCGGTGACCGCCGCTGATGGCGGAACCGCACCGACTGTCCAGGTTGGTTCAACAATTCAACTGAAGGCCGTCGCGACATTGGAGGACGCTTCGACGATTGATGTGACAGCATCGTCTCAGTGGGCGTCGAATGCAGTGTCCAAGGCAACTGTCGACAACGCCGGAAAGGTTACCGGCGTTGCTGCGGGGACGACGGAAGTTACCGCTACAAGCGGTGACGCCACATCGCCGGCTGTGACTGTCACAGTATCCGCCTGAAAGTTATTCATCCCATCCGTGTGGTTCGTGCTCTCCATGCGGATGGGATTTTCACATAAAAGAGCCTCACCTTAAAGGAGCATAAGAATGGTACAGAAGAACGATATCCCAGATGATCTCAACTTTGAAGAAGACACCGAAGAATCATATGAAGCAGGAATCGTCGAGGCTGGCAAGACATTGGAGAACCGCTATATTGTCAGATTCCCCAACCTATATGTGAGAACCTTCCAGGGCAACACCTACCGGTTGCCGCTGGCGGTGAAAGCTGATTACTTCGATGACGAGGACAGCCAGGAATCGCCATTAGCGCAGATTAAATCGGTGCTGACACGCGAGAACCCTGCCAAACGCAAGCAGCTTGACAGCGAGCTTTCGGTCGCCCTGCTCGCCATCGGCGACAGGTATGCGGATGTCATCGCCGACGTGCAGATGGCATCACTGGGAAAATACAAGGCTTCCTCCGCAGTATCGAAGCCGACCGCGTAGAAGCCGCTGCAGACTTCGCCAGGCTCGGATGGTCGCTGACTGGTGACGTGGGTAACCGGCTGCGTTACGGCGACGCGATGGCGTTGTACGCCTCGCTCATAGCCGACCCATCAAGCATGACCGGGGCCAAACATCTCGGATTGGACTATCCGATGAGCTGGGAAGGGTTGTCCGCTGCCTTCCATCAGCGAGGGTATCTGATGCCGGCACCGCTGCGCATTGGTGAGGAACCGGGTAGTGACCCTGCGGACGATGAGGAACTGGAACAGGCGAAGGCGAAACTCAGCCCGTTCCCCGGAGTGAATGTTGAGGAGTTGCCATGACAGGTGCAGCAGGGGCCGAGGTAGGGTCGGGACACGTTTCGATCTTCCCAGTCATGACAGGGTTCCGGTCGATGGTCTCCAAGGAGATCCAGGCATCAGGCAAGGAAGGTGGCAGCATCTTCTCTCGCGCCTTCCAAGGCGTCGGGTCGAAGGCGGGATCATCTCTCGGCAAGGATATGAAGAGCGCGTTCAACGGTTCGGCCGGTGACCTGGCTTCGCCCGCTTTGAAGAAGATGCAGTCTGAGGTGGCATCGGCAGCCCGTGCGATGAGTGCCGCGAGGCTCAAGCAGCAGGACGCGGCAGGCAAAGTGCGCGTTGCCGAAGCGCAGTTGGCGGCGGCGATAGCGAAGAACGGTGCCGAATCGGTGCAGGCCGTGGCCGCTTCAGAGCGTCTTGCCTCGGCGAAACGCAGGGAACAATCCACCTCGGAGGCACTGACAGCAGCCGAAGGTCGCCTCAAGGATGCCAAAAAGGCAGTCTCCGATGTCAAACAGGCCACCATAGAAGCACCAAAGACAGGCGTGTTCACCAACGCCATCCAACGTATCCGCGGCAGCGTACAGGGATTGAACCGTGAGAACGTCGATGCGGTCTCCTCGAAGCTCTCTGGCTTCGGTGTTAAGTGGGGAGTAGTCGCCGGAGTAGCCGGGGCGGCGACGCAGCGGATCCTAGGGTTGTTCTCCGGCATGATCTCGGGTGCCGCGGATGCCTCGGATTCGACGCAGAAATTCAAATCCACGTTGAACTTCGCCGACATCGACACCAAGACCATCGGCAAGCTCGTCGACCAGACCCAGAACTACGCCGACAGGACAGTCTACGATCTCGGCGACATCCGTTCAGCGACCGCCCAGTTGGCATCCAACGGGGTGAAGGACTACGCGAATCTCGTAGAGGCCGCTGGCAACCTGAACGCCGTGGCCGGTGGTAATGCGGACACATTCAAAAGCGTGACGATGGTTCTCACTCAGACCGCAGGGGCTGGAAAGCTCACCACCGAGAACTGGAACCAGATGCGTGACGCCATCCCCGGCGCATCCGGCAAGATCCAGGATGCTTTGAAGAAGAACAAGGCTTTCACCGGGAACTTCTCCGACGCGTTGGAGAAGGGGCAGGTCAGTGCCGAGGAGTTCAATAAGGCGCTCATGGATCTGGGTATGACGGACGTCGCGAAGAATGCGGCGGCCGACAGCAGCACGTTCGAAGGCGCGATGGGCAACTGGGAGGCTGCTGTCGAGAAGTTCGGCAGCACGTTCCTGGACACGATGAAGCCCCAATTGACCGGTGCCATCAATTATGCTTCGGACAAGCTCGGCAATTTCACCAACTGGTTCAAGACCACGTGGAACTCCGTATCGGGCCTGATAGCGAAGAAGGACTTCAAAGGCGCGTTCAAGAAGGCCTTCAACGTCGACGACTCCACTATGCGCCGGTTGGAGGAATCCTTCTCAGGCATCCGTGAGGGATTGAACACCATCGGTGACGCGTTGAGCCCGCTCAAATCCAAGGTGACCGGTGCCGGTAGCTCGTTCCCCACGTTGAACCGTGGGCTGAACGGGTTCGCGCAGGCATTGGACACCGTGCAGCCTGTTCTCCCGGCCATAGCCAAACTGATCGACCTGTTCGGAGAACTCCCCACAGGAGTACAGTCTGCCGTGCTCGGTTTCGCTCTGTTCGGCAGGCAGGCCAGCATGGTGCTCTCACCGATCGGCATGGTGGTGAAAGCCTCGGCTGGATTGGTGAAGGGCATCGGATCGGTTGGCAGCGCCATTGGCGGACTGGTGTCGGGCAGACTCTCGAAATCCAGTTCGATAACGTCCATAGCGGAGTCACTCGAGGATGCGGGAAGTAACGCTTCTGGCGCAGCCCCGAAGATTAGCAGCGCGGCCAAGAGCGTGGAAACCCTCGACACTAAAGCTTCCGGAGCAGTCAAGAAAACAGGGGGCCTATCCTCAGCATTAGGAGGATTCAGCCCTGTAGGAGCAGCATTTGGTGCAGCTGCATTAGGTGTCACAGCTTACACGGCAACCATGAGTGACCAGATGCAAAAAACTCAGGAAATGGCATCCGATTTTTCTGCTGCCATGAAGGGTGGGGCCGACGCTGTAAGTTCGTTCTGGGTTTCGATGCAGTCCGGAAAATCTGGAGAGCTTGGCGTTATAGACAAGTTGAGCTCGTTTGGGAAAGACAGCAATCTCTCGCAACTTATGAAGGACACTGGTACCAGTTGGTCAACGGTCAAGGATGCGATATCCGGAACCGGGGATGCGATGTCTCAATTGGACAAGGCGGCTGGTTCCGGTGTTACCTTCAACGGGACGTACAAGGCGAAGATGCAAAGCCTCCGAGATGTTGTCAATGAGCTGAAAGGCACTTATCAGGACACTATCAAGGAAATGATTGCATATTCGCAGACACAGGATTCGATTACAGCAGGATTCGGTAGCGCTTCTGCGAAGTTCAGTGAGCTCAGTACAACGCTGAAAGCCAACGGAGATAATCTGCAGAACAATAGCCAGCTATCGCAACAGTCATCTCAATACCTGCAGTCTGCAGCATCGAGCGCATTGGAAGCGGCTAAAGCGCAGGTGGTATATGGAAAGGCGAACGGAGACACTGCTGGGAGCGTGCAGGAGGCCAAAAATCAGATTCAATCCATGCGTGACCAATTGGTTGGTACTCTCACACAGTACGGAATGAGTGAGGATGCGGCGAATAAGTATGCTGATGCGCTCGGACTGATACCAGGCAATGTGAACACTGATGCGTTCCTTAAAACCGATGTTGCTAGTTCTGACCTTACGGCATACCTGAATCGTATGCAGGCAACACCAGAGATGAAGCAGACAGTGATGAATGCTCTGACAGCTCAAGCAGACGGGAATGTTGACAATCTGCATCTCAAAATCAGTGATTTGCCGACATGGGTGAATTCGGTGCTGACGGCCGATAACACTGATGCTCAGAAGAAGACCGGTGACGCCACCACTTCATTAAGGCACTTTGATGGTTCAAAAGCCAACGCCTCACTGACTGCCAACAACGATGATGTGAAGAACAAGGCAGATGCAGCGCAGAAAAGCATCAAGTCGGTTTCAGAAACTCACAGCACGAACTTCTTCGCGAATATGGCAGGTAGCGGCTGGTCGAACATCACGAACTTCTTCGGGAGTATTGGCAGCACGATGACATCCTACTGGGGTTTGTCACATGGTGGAGAGGTGCACCGTGCGACCGGTGGTATCGTGCAACGTCTCGCTTCCGGTGGCCCCTCTGGATTTGTGACCGGCCCTGGCACGTCCACGTCGGACTCGATCCCTACATGGTTGTCTGATGGTGAGTATGTGATCCGTGCGGCAGCGGCACGGAAGATTGGGTTGCAGAATCTGGATAGGGCGAACAGAACCGGGTCGCTTGAAAACACGAAGATTGTAAGTCAGCAACCATTTTCGAACACCTATTACAACACGTTCCAAATTCCTGAAACGAACACAAAACTATTGGCTAATGAGTTTGCAAGAGCGATAGCTAAGCAATCCTCTGGAGGCGCTCGATGAAAGTGACATTCACCATAGGAGCAATAATCGCAGATGGGGGTGCCTATGTAACGAGAACTGGCCATGGTTGGGGATTGCAGGATATCAGCGACTGGATGAGCTTGCCCTCATCAAAAGCTGAAGTCTATGAACGACCGCAGTCTCATGGGTCTTTCGACGTGGGAACTGATTGGCGTCAATCTGCATCGTTTACAGTGACCTTGGCGTATATGGGTGTTTCCATTGCTGACCTGGATGAGGCAATCATTGCTTTGACCGGGTTAGCCAGTTCAGAAGAGCTCATCACGTGCACTTTTGATGATGGAAACTACGTGACAACAAGATTGGTCAGTATTCGAAAGATTGATGTCCCATCTCATAGAGGAAGGAAGCGGTTACAGGGTATCACTGTGGATTTGTTGGCTCCTGATCCGTTGGCGTATGGGGTGGAGTCGAGTGTGTCGACGTGGTTGCCTGCTCCTGGTGGTGGTGTTCGGTTCCCGGTGGCTTTCGGTGTTGATTTCGGTGCTGCTGGTGTTGACGGTCGGGCGCGTTTCGTTAATGAGGGTACGGCTCCTACGTCGTTGAGGTTCAGGGTTTCGGGTGGGTTGCCTGACGGGTTCTCCCTGCGGTGTGTGGAGACGGGGGAGGTGTTGACGTTCCGTCGTCCGGTCGCGTCGGATGATTACGTGTTGTTGGATTCCTCTGATGGCAGTGCGTTGCTCAATGGTGTGAGCCCGGTTTCCGGGTATCTCACCGATGACGATTGGTGGCAGGTCGGCCCGGGGGAGACGTGCACTGTGCAGTTCACATCACTTGGTGGCGTGCAGGGTTCTCCTCGGTTGGTGTTGTCGGGTTCTCCGGCGTATTTCTAGGAAATGGGGTTGTTATGAGGGTGCGGATCTGTGATTTCCCAACAGGGCGCAGGATTCTTGATGTGCAGTTCCTACAGGCGTCGTGGACGAGCGAGTTCAACGGTGCCGAGGACGTGTCCTGCACGGTGGATGTCAACGACCGGCGTATCCGCAGGCTGGGGTTGGCGAACGCGGCGAGTGTCGCCAAGTCGTGTCTGATCATCGAGGACGGTAACCTGTGCGTGGGAGGCCCCATCTGGAATGTGGCATACGACAGGGATGAGGGGACGGTGCAGATCACGGGCAAGGGCCTGTGGGCGTATTTCGATCATCGTGTCCTGTTGCCGGTGATGCAGGCGTCGGACAGGCTCACCAACGCTGACGGCAGCGCGAACACCGCGTTCGACACGAACATCGTGAACACGAGCTATGAGAACATCGTGAAACGGTGGGTCATGCAGGCCAATGCGTGGATGCCCGAGGCGTCGCGGATACCGATAGCGTATGGCGATGACGTGCCCGGAGTGTTCCAACGCAACATCAAGGGTGCGGAGACGAAGCTCATCGGTGACCTGATGTCCGATATTACCGGCGTGCAGCATGGGGTTGATATCCGATTCCAGCCGAGGCGTACCGCGGACGATCTGGGATACGAGTGGCTGATGTCGTGCGGCCACCCGCGGTTGACATCGGACAGTGTGAAACGTTGGGATATGAGCGTGCCGAAAAGCCCGATCACCGGACTCAAGGTCGAGGTTGACGGTTCCGACATGGCAAGCCAGGTATGGGAGACGGGCGGCGCGAGTTCGGACACCGCGATCATCGAACGGGCGGCGGACGCCAGTATGGCTGCCAAGGGGTATCCCATGCTGGAGCGGGTGGAGAGCCTGTCGACCACGGTCGTGGACGCTGCGACCGCGATCAGGCATGCGAACGAGACGATCCGCACCAGCACCCAGCCACGCCAGTCCTGGTCGTTCGATGTCCGACGCGACGCGACACTGGGCTCGGACTGGGATGCCGGGTATCCGTGCAGCATCCGCACGAAGCATGACCCGTTCATCCCGGACGGTTGGCATGACCTGAGGATCATGACCCTGGCGGGCAGCAGCAGCGACGACAAGATCACGGTCAAGACGGGAGCGGTGTATGGCTGACCCACAGGTGTATGCGTCCGACATGAAGGGCTTCCAAGCGCAGCTGGACAGGATCAGGGCGGATATCAGGAACCTGCGCACGCCCACCGATTCGCAGTTCAGCCGCACGGTGGAACGCATGCTGGAACTGGTCGACAATCTCGACAGCAGGGTCGACGCCGCGATACAGGCGAGGTCGTACACCACCGCGCAGATCGATTCGAAGGACCAGGCCACACTCGCCGCGGCGCAAGGGTACGTGGATACCGGGTTGTCGGGCAAACAGGCCACCATCGGCGTGCTCGACCCGGCCCACGGGGGGACGGGCACGACCAACGGGTACAACAACATGTTCGCGTCCGGCCCCTACAGGGCCGCATGGGTGCTGTCGGACGGCACGCTGGGCACCAGCCAGTCGAGCCGGAAGGTCAAGACCGACTTCCATGTGCCAGACATCAGCCTTGAACAGCTCCTGTCCGTGGATTGGGTGGGGTACCGGTACATCCAGGACGTCAACGAGAACAGCGACTCCGCGCTCCCCAGGATCGGCATGATAGCCGAGGAACTCGATGACGCCGGGCTGGGCATCTTCGTGGTGTACGACGACACGACGGCCGAACCCGTGGGCATCGACTACACGATGCTGTCGGTCGCCGCCATGCACCTGGCGGGGCTCGCGCACCACAGGTGCGAGGACATGGAACGCCGCATCGCGGCATTGGAACAGAAGGAGCAATCATGAGTCTCAGGGATGGATGGCCCGCCGTCAGCAACGCCGCGGACCAGTTCGACATTCGCGCCGCGCTGCGGGTGGACACCGCGTTGGACAGGGACGGCAACATCAAGACCGGTGTCGCCGTCACCGGCAAGAGCCTGAGCGGATTGGTCACCGCCCGTAGCGACATGCAGGTCGACGTGGCCGCGTTCGCCGCGACCCTCGACCGGCAGGGGCCGGTCAAGCTGTACAACGACGGCGTGGTACAGGTCAAACTCGATGCCGCACCCACGGCAAACAGCAGGATCGACGCCATCTACGTCAAACAGCAGGAGACCGCCAGCCCCATCTCGGACAGTGCCGACGGCCCAATATTCGGCAAGGTCACCGGCACGCCATCGACCAGCTCGACACCCCCAGCCGTCCCTTCTGGGGCGATGCGACTGGCGGACGTCACGATCCCCAGCACCGCCACATCCACCAGTTCCAGCGGCGTCACCATCACCCAGCGATACCCGTACACGGTATCTGCAGGCGGGCTGATGCAATTCAGGGTTGCCGATGACATGAACTCATGGAACGCCCCGGACGGATACCGCGCCAGACTGCTCGACGGCACCGAATACCGACGTGTCAACGGAGCCTGGACCGCCACCAGCGTCTCAGGGTTCTACGACGGAACCACCGACACCAATGGCGCAGTGAAAATCAGTGTCCCGTGGAAACCCGGTACCGTCTTCCTGCAGGCCGCGACCATCGATGACGACAACCGTCGTTTCTGGTATCCCGTGCTGTTCGGCATGGACGCGACATCATTCACCGTTCGTGAAGTCGATCTACGCAACCAGAACTACACGGGACGTCAGGCAGTCAAGTTCTTCTGGAAAGCGGAACTCTGAACGTGGAACGCAGGGGGAGGAGCTTCCATGCCTGATCATATGCCCGTGTGGGCGTGGATACTGGTGACGGCGTTGGGCAGCAGCGGGTTCATGGCGTTCGCAGGGCGTATCGCCGACCGTTGGCTGGCCCGAGGGCATGCTGTTGTGCGCAAGGCGGACATCTGGGTGGAGTTGGAGAAGGCTTTGGCGGCGTCGCCGACGATCAAGGTCATGGGGGAGAAGCTCAACCGCGATTACGCGCATATGGAGCACATCGATCGTGAGCTCCGTGAATTCAGGCTGACGCAGTTGCGTCAATGCTTGTTCGCCCATCCGTATGACCAGAACAGTCACCAGTCCGCGATAGAGAGCGGCGAAGCATACATTCGCCTCGGTGGGAACGGTGTCGGGCATAAACGCTTGACCCAACTCGAGGACAACTACGCGCAACGCGTCGCAACTGACGACTGGGATTACAGCCACAACCGCCCATAACAACTTACTCAATTATTCGAGCCTCCGGTATCCGCCGGGGGCTTTTCTTATGCCCAAATCTAGGAGGTAACCATGCATCAACGATTACTGGGAGCGTTGGCAGTATTATCCGTGCTCGCATCGCTTGCGGCGTGCGGCACCAGTACACCCACGCCGACTCCCGCGAAGCCGACCGCATCGGCCAGTCAGACCATCAAAACACATACCGCGACGGTCAACGTTGAGGGTACCGGCACGGCCACTGACGTAACGGTCAGTGTCATAGATCCAGACACCGGGCTCAAACCAACACAGGGTGCCGAGGGGCTGGAGGGCTCGTCCGCGACTCCGATCGACAGCGACCAGACCGTGGGTGACTGCCGGGCGCAGACGGACAGTAATCCCAATGTGCCGCTCCCGTTTGCGGGCGTCTACGAGCTGACCGCCGGTCAG